ACGGTAAAGCAAAAGCTGATGCCCTGCTTCAACTATACAATAGAAAAACTCGTAATCTTACCATCAGTAATGCTTTTGGTGATGTCAGGGTTCGTGCTGGCTGTTCCCTTCCTGTCAAGCTTAATTTAGGAGATATAAATGTTCAGAATTTCATGCTTGTTGAAAAGGTGCAACACATCTTCAAAAATGATGAACACATGATGAACTTGACATTAAGAGGGGGTGACTTCAGTGCCTAATCTAATTGAGATTATAAAGCAAGCTGCTATTGAAGCAGTTGCTACTTCAAACCCTTGTGCAATTATGTTCGGCACAGTCACCAGCATAAACCCATTAAAAATAAATGTAGAACAAAGATTGACATTGGATGCTTCACACTTAATTTTAACAAGCCTGGTAAAAGATATTGAAGTTGATATGACATTAAACCATTCAACGGAAGAACATACCCATAAGCATACCATACCAGGCGATAGTTCAACATCTAATGAAACACATAAACATGATATTAAAGGAAAAAAGACCATAAAAGTTCATCTGGGGCTTAAAGTTGGTGAATCAGTTATGTTACTTCGGGTTCAGGGCGGGCAGAAATATATTGTTTTAGATAGGGTGGTGATTTAATGCTTCCAGCGGTAAATGATGATTTACAAAAGGACTTTGAAATTGAAGAAGAAACTTCGCATACTTACAAATTAGACTTGAATAATTCAACAATTGCTGGGTATGTTGATGACCTTGAAGCCATGAAACAAGCAATTTATTTAATTTTGAACATTGAAAGATATGAATATCTAATTTATAGCTGGAATTATGGCATTGAATTAAATGACTTATATGGTCAACCAATACCCTTTGTTCTTCCTGAACTCAAAAGAAGAATTACTGAAGCATTGGTTCAAGATTCAAGAATACTTGGAGTTGATAACTTTTCTTTTGAAACTAACAAGGGAAAAGTTCATGCAACTTTCACTGTTCACACCATATTTGGTGATGTTGAAGCAGAAAGGGTGGTGACAATTTAATATGTTTGAACACATGACTTATGAAGTTATACTTCAAAGGATGCTTGACAGGGTTCCACAAAATTTAGATAAACGGGAAGCATCTATAATTTATAATGCACTTGCCCCTGCTGCTGTTGAATTACAGAATATGTATATTGAATTTGATTGGATATTAAATCAATCATTTGCAGATACAGCACAAAGGGAATATCTAATCAAACGGTGTGCAGAAAGGGGAATTTTCCCTGAAGAAGCAACAAAAGCAATCCTGGAAGGACATTTTAATATTGATATTCCCATTGGTTCAAGATTTTCCCTTGATAATCTAAATTACAGGGCTATTGCAAAGATTTCAGATGGTGTTTTTCAAATGGAATGTGAAACCCCTGGTGAAATCGGAAATCAAAAACTTGGAACTCTTATTCCAATTGATTACATTGATGGTTTGACCACTGCTGAATTGACTGCTGTTCTAATACCAGGTGAAGATGAAGAAGATACTGAAGTTTTAAGGCAAAGATATTTTAATTCATTTGAAACTAATCCTTATGGTGGTAATAAACAAGACTATATTCAAAAAACCAATGCCATCCCTGGGGTTGGTTCAACTAAAGTTACACCAGTTTGGAATGGTGGTGGAACAGTTCTTATTACCATACTGGATGCCAATTTTAGTAAAGCATCTAATGTTTTAATTGACACTGTTCAAGATATACTTGACCCTGCTGGAAATCCAGGTAAAGGTGATGGAATTGCCCCAATTGGTCATGTTGTAACAGTAAGTACAGCAGATGAAGTGATAGTAAACATATCAACAACAGTTACATTGGATACGGGTTATAACTGGTCAATGGTTGAAGCTGATGTAATTGCAGTTATTGATGAATATTTGCTGGAAATCAGAAAAGAATGGGCAAACAATTCATTAAATATTGTAAGGATTGCCCAAATTGACACAAGAATATTAACTATTGATGGAATTATTGATATTACAGGAACCAAAATAAATGGGGTTGCTGAAAACTTAAACCTTGGAGAATATGAAATTCCTGTATTAGGAACGGTGGTGAATGTATGAAAAGGGATGCAAATTTAATTTCATATCTTCCCCCCGTTCTTCAAAAAGTTAGAGAATATCAAGCCATTACCAATGCTGAAAACCCTGAATTTCAACAAGTGTTTGATACTTCAGAAAAAGTTTTAGGTAATTTATTTATTCATGATGCTGATGAAGCTGGAATTGCAAGATATGAAAAAATACTTGGAATAAAGCCTTCGGCAGATGACACCCTACAATCAAGAATATTCAGGGTAATTGCAAGGTGGAATGATAGAATTCCTTATACCTGGAATTCTTTATTAAAAAAGCTTGATGTTCTATGTGGTGAAGGAAATTACACCATTATTTTAAGAAATGATGAATATACCATTGACCTAACAACTCACATGGGAATTTACGGTGGATTAAATGAACTTTATAACCTGCTGGATAAGATGATTCCATGTAACTTGATTATAAATGCTGAAAATATTTTATTTGCCCAAAAAGAAACAGCATTGCATCTTGGAAGTGCAACCATTTGTGGTTTGCATTATATTCTTACTTCAAATATAGATGAAGATTATGAACTAAAATCTAAAGCAACCCTTGCTTCAGGAATTGTAGATGGTATTCACTACATGTTAACTTCAAACATTGATGAAAATTATCAAGTTTCTTCAGATGCAAAATTAGGTTCAACAATTACTGGTGGAACGGTTTATTCATTAAAAAGTGTAGATTAAAGAAAGGTGGTTAATGAACAATGGCAAGTTTTAATAACACAATTATCACAAAGAAAGGTCATGCTTTAATAGCAAAAATAGTTGCCGGAACAGCAACACCAAACTTTACAAAAATCAGAACTTCAGATTATCAATACCCAAGTGGAACTAATTTTGAAGAACTAACCAGTCTTTCAAGTATAAAACAGACAACGGATGTTGCTAATGTAACAAAAGTTTCCCCTGCTAAAATTAGAGTAAGTGGGGTTTTCACAAATGCTGCCTTGGAAGCAGGTTATTATGTTAGAAATATTGGACTTTATGCAGTTGACCCACAGGAAGGGGAAATTCTTTATTCAATAACCACTGCAATTGAAGCGGATTGGATGCCCCCACAAGGTGGAATATCAGCTTCCAGTATTTTGGTTGACATTGAAACAGTTGTTGGTAATGCTGACAATGTGAATATTACAGTCAATCCAAATGCAACTGCAACTGTTGAAATGGTCAATAATTTAGTTGCTGAAATAGCTGATGTTAAAGGGTTCATTGGTTATACTGAAAATGATATTGTTGGTGTTGAAGTGGATTTTAAGAATAAAAAGTTTACAAGGCTTGCTAGTGCAGTAAATAAAACTCCTGGTGCTGATTTTGACAGCATTAAAGCTTTTGGCGGTAGAAGAAGATGTAACCTTGCTGATGATGGAACAGTAAAAGCTTATTATGGTGAACCAGGATATATTGAAAATGGTTCAAATGGTCAAGTAATGGTTGAACAACCAAAATTTTATTACAAGGTTGTTCCTTTAGAAATTGAACCTATTGCTGATTATGCTGAAGTAAATACCTTTAAAATAACAGCAGGATGTAGCACCAGCGGTGATTTAACAATAACTCTTAATGGTGTTAATTTTACGGTTGCTGTTACAGCAGGTGATGATATAAATACTGTTGCGTCTAAAATAAGAAGTGCAACTTTTAATGGCTGGACAACAAGCGGAAGCGGTGACAGTGTAATATTTACCTGCAATGAAACAGGTGTAAAAACAACCGGAACATTTAATGGCGGTTCAACTGGTGTTACTGCGATAGTGACAAAAACTGTTGCTGGTGGAAAAAGCAAAGGTTACCACATGAGAAAAGCGAGATATTATATTTCTGATACACCAAAGGTTGGCTTTAAGGTTCATCCTGCTTTTGTTAGAAATGGGGTTGAAGTTGATAAGATTTATTTATCAGCATATGAAGGCAGTATTTATGATGAATCGGCAGGAACCTATTTATTAGCTGATGAACAAATTGCTGATTTTAATGCAGATAAGCTTTCTTCAATTGCTTATGCTAAACCAGCAAGCGGATTAACTCAAAACCTTACAAGGGCAAATACAAGAAAGCTTGCTAATAACAGGGGAACTGGATGGCAAATTTCTGATGTTTTATCTGCCGCTGTAACCCAATTACTTTTCATTATTGAATATGCTTCATTTAATATGCAATCAAATATAGGTTTAGGTGTTGTAAGCAAAACTGATGACGGTTCAACCAATATGAGTGAACTTACAGGTGCAACAACCAACCTTGGAAATGCTTCAGGAATGGCTGCTGGAACAAATGGATTGGTTTCCGTCACATATCGTGGTGAAGAAAACTTTTGGGGCAATATTTGGTATTGGGTTGACGGATTAAATATTGAAATTGGTGGCGGTGTTCATGATGCCTGGTATACTGATTATGGTTTTACGGATAATATTAAGACTTCACCATATAAAAATACCGGGTTTACATTAGCAAAAAGAAACGGTTATGTTTCAGCAATCGGTTGGTCAGAAACATGTGATTTCTTATTCTTACCAACAAAAACCCTTGGTGATTCAAGTTTGCCTATTGGTGATTATTTTTATCAAGACCATGCTTCATCCGGCTGGCGGGTTTCTCGGTTGGGCGGTCCGTGGAGTGGTGGTTCTAATGCGGGCGGTTTCTTTTGGAGTGTGAATAGTTCGTCGGCTGCTCGTTATCGTTACGTCGGCGGGCGGCTGCTGTATGTACCCCAAAGCTAATTGACAATTTATGGAATATTATGGGCAAGTAAAAAGAATATTTTTTTTTACTTATTTCAGGTTTCTCAATTAGGCAGTCAATGGAATAATGGTTCTAATGCAGGCAGTTTCTATTGGAATGTGAATAATTCGTCAGCTAATCGTAATCGTAACATCAGCAGGCAGCTACTAAATGCACTTAAAATAAATTTATATTGTGCTTTTTACTTGCCCTGCCTCTTGGCAAAACATAGAAATAAAACTAATCCTGTATTGGTAGGTTTATTGAAAATTAATATTCAATAAACCGTTTGAAGATTCGGGAATAGTGCATACAACAATTGGTGGGAAGTCTATGAAAAGATACGGTAATTTATATACTAAAATTTATGACATGGAAAATCTAAAGCTTGCACATAAAAATGCAAGAAAAGGAAAGGGGTGGTATAAAGAAGTTAAACTTGTCAATGCAAATGAAGAATATTACTTAAAGAAGCTTCAGGAATCACTAGTAAATAAGACTTATCAAACTTCTGAATACGAAACCTTTCTGAAGAAAGACGGTGAAAAAGAACGGGAAATTTATAAATTACCTTATTTTCCTGATAGAATTTGCCAATGGGCAATTATGCAGGTCATAGAACCCATTTTAATAAATAATTTTACTAAAGACACCTATTCAGCTATTCCAGGAAGGGGTATTCATCAAGTTGTTAAGCGGATAAGGGGTTATTATAAAGAAATAGATGGAAAACAAGTATATGTTCCAGGTATTTTTATGAAAGACCCTTATGGAACCCAATACACTTTGAAATTTGATATTAAAAAGTATTATCCAAATATTGACCATGACATTTTGAAAGCCAAATACAGAAGGATTTTTAAGGATGATGACCTTCTTTGGCTACTTGATGAAATTATTGATTCAACCCCTGGTGGTGTGGGAATTCCTATTGGAAATTATCTTTCACAATATAGCGGAAACTTTTATCTTTCATCCTTTGACCATTGGATTAAAGAAGTTAAAAAGGTTAAGTATTACTTCAGATATATGGATGACATTGTAATATTCGGAAGCAATAAAGAAGAACTGCACAAATTAAGACTTGATATTGAAGAATATTTAAGGGATGAATTAAAGCTTAAAATCAAGGAAAATTGGCAAGTATTTCCCACATTTATTAGGGGTGTTGATTTTGTTGGATATAGATTTTTCTTTGATTATACTTTATTGAGAAAATCAACTTGTAAGAACTTCAAGAAAAAGATGAACAAGATTAAAAAGAAATGCTTCAGCGGTGGACAAATGAATTATTCTGAATGGTGTTCAATCAATTCTTATAAAGGTTGGTTAATGTGGTGTGATAGTTACAGGTTAAGTAAGAAATACATTGAACCAATCCAACCTTTTGCTGATGAATACTATGAAAAATATGTTAAAAGAAAGGTGGATTAAAATGAAGGATTATGGAAGGGTAAGAAGCACAATAAGCCCAAAACCCATGATTATTGATGAATTCAGTGTATGGATTTATAAAAACATCACTGAAGTCAGTGAAAATGTTGGTGAAGAAAATGAATTCATTGGTTATGAATATGACATGATTCAGTATGAAAAAGATGAATATATTGAATTACTGTCAGAACAGAATGAAACATTTTTAGAAACCCTGGACACTTTTATGTCAGAAATGATTCCATCTTTAATGATGTAGAAAGGGGGATGTTCCAATGAGTAGATTTATTGCAACGGTAATTGAAAGGGCAGCAGATGTTTCACTTGAAAAAGGTCAAGAAAAATATAGGGCTTACTTCATGAAAACTTCATTATACACACCATATAAAGCGGATGCAGATGCCCTGCTGACAGCAGAAGGCTATGCAGATGTGATTGTTTCTGAATAACTAATACATTTATACACCTAAAAGATAAACCCCCTTTAGAAGTCAAATTTGGGCTTCTGAAGGGGTTCATTTTTGTTATGAAAGGAAGTGGTGTGTTTGACAATTGAAGTAGCACTATTAATTTCAGGTGTGTCAGTAGCCTTTGGTATCTTTGCTGGTATTTCAAATTTAAGAAGAAACCAAAAACTTGATGATAAAAAAGATGCTACTGAAATGACCACAGTCATTGTTAAACTTGAAAACATTGGCATTGGAATCAGTGAAATAAAAAATGAAATGACCAATGTTAAAAATGATATAAAGGAATCCAGGGAAAGACTTATCAAAGTTGAAGAATCAGCAAAACAAGCCCACAAAAGAATTGACACACTTGAAAAGTATAAACGGGGCGGTGATTTGAGTGAATAAAAGAACCAGGAGAAAGAAAAACAGGTTTTCCAAGTTCATTGTAACAGTGGTAATTCTCTTAAACATTCTTTTCACTGCTGCGGTTTTATATGTGTTTTTACAAACTGGAAGTGAACCAATGACATTGATTGGGTGCTGGTTTGCTTTCACAACGGGTGAATTATGGATGCTTTCAAGTATTAAAAAATCAAAAGTTAAAAAGGAAGGTGAAAACAGTGAAAATTAACTGGAAACAAAAGTTGACAAGTAGAAAGTTTTGGGCAGCAGTTACAGGCTTTGTTACTGCAATAATGGTTGCTTTTGGGGCTAATGACTTGACCATTGAACAAGTGGCATCAGTCATTTCTGCAAGTGCAGTTTTAATTGCCTACATCATAGGTGAAGGAATGGTTGATGCTGCAAGGGCTGGTTCACAATTAAATGAAAAGGAAGGTGAATAATTATGGCTTATACAAATAGCCCACTTGTATCCTATACCAAAATATCACCAAATAAGACAAGTCCAAGAAATCATCCCATTGATACCATAACTATTCATTGTGTTGTAGGTCAATGTTCAGTTGAAACTCTTGGTGAAATATTTGCAAAAGAAAGTAGAAAAGCATCTTCCAACTATGGTATTGGTGCTGATGGTAGAATTGGAATGTATGTTGAAGAAAAAGACCGTTCCTGGTGTTCTTCTAATGCAGCAAATGACCATAGAGCAATAACCATTGAAGTTGCAAGTGATACTACACACCCATATAAGGTTAATGATAAAGCCTATGCTGCACTTCTCGATTTACTTACTGATATTTGTAAAAGAAATGGTATTAAAAAATTGCTTTGGAAAGGTGATAAATCACTAATTGGTCAAGTTGATAAACAAAATATGACGGTTCATAGATGGTTTGCTAATAAGTCTTGCCCTGGTGATTATCTATATAACAAACACTGGGAAATAGCGGAAGAAGTTAATAAGAGATTAAATGCAGATGCTTCCCCTTTAGAACCTGAAAAAATACTTTATAGGGTTCAAACTGGTGCTTTTAAGGTTAAATCCAATGCTGATAAGCTTGCAGCGGAACTTAAAAAGAAAGGTTTTGACACCTATATTGTTCAAGCTGATGGACTGTTTAAAGTGCAAGTTGGAGCTTATAGCATAAAAGCAAATGCCGATGCCATGGCTGCAAAATTAAAAGCTGCTGGATATGATACTTTTATAACAACAAATTAAAATGATAAACCCACACCTTTAACCTGGTGTGGGTTCTTTTTTATTACCCTTTTTAGGTTGGCATTGTCTACGAACTGCCAACGGTGAGGACATTTTTATATAATATTGTAGGTAATAATAAGTAAAGAAAAATAAAACAGTTTCCTTCAAAAGCCTTGATTTTCAAGCATTACAGGTAATAATAAATAAAAGTGAGTAAAGCAAAATAATTTTAGTTCAATTTACGGCTCATATAGAAACTGTTTGCTTACTTACCAGTAAAATCAAGGCTTTTGAGTAATAAAAATATCAATCCTTGTTGATTTGCCTACCATTTGCCAACGGAATTTTTATTTGGTAGGCAAATTATGATTGACTGCATTTTCAAATATTTCAACTGATTGTTCAGCCATTTTTTCAGTTGAATGGGTGTATGTTCCAAGGGTGGTTTCAATGTTGGCATGACCAAGTCTTGTTTGAACATCCTTGATATTTGCACCATTTTCAATCAGGGTTGTTGCGTGGGTATGTCTTAGTGAATGGAAGTTGAATAATATTCCCAAGCTATAATGAATTACCCTGGAAGCATATTTGAAGGTGTCAGGAGTTACCATGTCTCCATCTTCTTTGGTGCAAACCATGTTTATTGGTTGCATTACACCTGCATCAACTGAAACAGGAAGGGAATATATTCTTCTTAATTTTTCATTCCCATCCATTTCTTCAACTTCATACTGCTGAATATAATGCTGACCATATTTCAAGCGATTTTCAGCTTGCCATTTCTTATGCTTCTTTAAAGCATCAATCAAAGTTTTTCCAATCTTTATATTCCTGACTGATGATTCTGTTTTAGTAGAACCGAAATACCAATTCTTATTCCTCTTATATAGAATCTTATTTACATCAATTGTTCCTTTTTCCAAGTCAATATCATCCCATGTTAGACCAGTAACTTCACCAATTCGGCAGCCGGTATAATATCCAATCATGATTGGAATATAAAAAGTTGTTCCAGGTGGGAATCTTTCAATAATTCTTTGGAATTCATCTGTTGTAATAACCTTATGGTCAGTTTCAAGCTTTGAATGTTCATACTTTGGATATTTTACATACTGCATTGGGTTTTCTCTTATAAATTTACTTGGATGCACTGCATACTTTAATGAACCACTTAAAACCGTCATGATGTTTGTAAGATGATTTTTACTCATTCCACTTAAATATTTACCATTAATAAATTCCTGAAGTACAGCAGGGGTTAAGGATTTAAGCTTATAAACACCAAGAGCAGGTTTAATGTGATTTTTAATTATAGCTTCATAACCACATTGTGTATTATATTTACAATTAACCTGCACATAGTTCTTGAACCAGTAATCCATATAATCAGCAACAGATATTTCACTTGGTTCAAAGTGCAATCCTGCATTTTCATATTCTTGAAGTGCAATTCTTAAAGCTGCTTCAGCTTCTTTCTTGGTTCTACCACCAACCCTTTCAATTCTTTTTCTTTTACCATCAACACTGGAAGCTTCAAAGGAATAATACCATTTGTTCCCACGCTTCCTTACATGACCTGCCATATTATCACCCTTTCTTTTAATTTTATCTTGAACCATCTTGAACTATCTTGAACCAATCTTGAACCGTAACAAACCTTTATTTTATAAGGGTTTTATTAATTTGAGTTCAAGAAGTTCAAGATAAATTACTATATTATAAGATTATTTTTATAGATATTTTTTTTAATAAGTATTTTTTTTTTAATTTTTACTTTTATTAATAAATATATAATTTATCTTGAACCATCTTGAACCTTCCCATAAAATAAGGCTTTTCATCTTGAACCAAATCTTGAACCATCTTGAACTTATATTGAACCAATTAAAGAGTATAAGAAGAAGGTGCAGCTTTTGCCATTATTTCTTCTCTTAAATTCAAAATTTGTTTCATTGTTTTAGCACTGACATCCCAAAAGGCAATATGTTTTTGTTCACCTGCGGATGATATATATTTGATAACATAATAAAATTTTGTTCCAGCCTTGCCGGTTATTCCAGTAGTATTATGATATTGTGCCATGAAATTTTGTTCAGGCATTGTATCAATAGATATAACCTGGTTGATTGGTAATTTTACAGTTAAATCAGGTTTTGTTTTACGAATGATGATTGCTTCATCTTCAAAAATAATTGTACAAGGAAAATCTTGAATAAAACCCTGTAAGCCTTCATAATACATAACTGTTAATTGATTAGATTCTTTTTTCTTTCCAAACATAATAAATCACACCTTTCTTTTAAATTACATCACTTTGAAAAGCGATAGCTTTCCCTAAAATTCTTATTTCATTAAGTTCTTCATTTTTATAAACCAGTGGTGGATATGCTGGATTTTCAGCAACCAATATAATTTCATTCTTCTTTTTGTAAACTCTTTTAAGGGTTGCTTCATTTCCAATTAAAACAGCAGCAATTTCACCATCATTAACATCAGGTTGCTTTCTAATAAAAACAATGTCACCATCACAAATTCTGGCATTTATCATGCTATCACCTTTAACTTTTAAGCAAAAATCAGCACGAATATTAGCACCTGCTTCAACATAGGATTCAAATTGTTCTTCGGCAAATATTGGTTCTCCAGCAGCAATAGTTCCTAATAACGGGAACTTTTTTGTTTCAATCTTTAAAATATTATCAGGATATTCACTATCAGTTCTTTCCATTGGAACATCATAACCCATTAACCAGGCTTCATTTACATTCAAAGCTTTGGCAATTAAATATATTCCTTTTTGCTTTGGCTCATATTTACCTGAATAATATTGACTTATAGCTGATTTTGGAAGACCAGTTTTTTTAACCAGGTCAGCTTGCGTCATATTTCTTATTTCCATAGCTTTTCTCATTCGGTTTGCAAAAGAATCTTTCATTCATCAACACCTTCCTTCTATATCATATTATACACTAAAGTTCAAGAAATTATAACTATTTTTCAAAAAAAGTTAAGGAAACTGAAAAATTTTCTTGACAAACTTTTTTATAAGGTGTATCATAAAGGTAGTTCAAGAAGTTGAACTAAAAGTTCAAGGAAAGGAAGTGGATTGGATATGATGAAACAACAATTTGTTTTCAATGATGGAAGCAGACCTGAATTATATGTAGTTAGTCAAAAATCATTCAAATATGATGCAACGTCAATTCAAATTTCAAAAGTGCTTGATATGGAAGCAATAACTTTTGGAAAAGAAGCTGCAACAGTTCCTTATAAATGGGTTTATGAAGAAATTGATGATAATGACTTTGTAACTTATGCAAGGTATATGGATGAAGAATATATCAAAAGAAATTATCCCTGGGCAAGGGAAATGTGAAAAAAGTGATGATAAAAGTAAGTTTTTAGTCTACCTATGAGGGATTGAAATACTGTACCTTGAAAACTAAATATAGACCAGTAAAAGGCATGGAACAATCCCCATGTTGTAATAATCTGGTTATAAAATTTGTGAAGAAAGGTGGTGAAACAATGTCAAACGTAAGTTTACAGGAAGTCATTGGACAACTTGAAAATTTATTTTTAAATTTCAACAAGCGGTTCTTTAATGGTAAGCTTGAAAAACCAGTTATAACGGTATCACCTGATACAACCAGGGGTGCTTATGGTTGGTGTACCAGTTACAAGGCTTGAAAAGAAGATGCTAATTCTGATGGCTATTATGAAATTAATATGTGTGCTGAACACTTGAATAGACCTTTTGAAGAAATCTGTTCTACATTGATTCATGAAATGGTTCATTTGATGAATCTTTTAAATGGTGTTCAGGATACATCAAGAAGCGGTTTATATCATAATAGGAAATTTAAACAAACTGCTGAAGAACATGGTCTTATAGTTGAAAAAGATGCAAAATATGGTTGGTGTATTACTTCATTAAATGATGATGCTTTACAGTATGTTAAAAGTCTTGATGGACAAGCTTTCACACTTTATAGAAGCAAAATTCCTAAAGTGAAATCATCTGGTTCTTCAGGTAAGAAATATGTTTGTCCTGGGTGTGGTACGATTATAAGGGCAACTAAAGAAATAAATGTTATGTGTGCCGATTGTGAACTTCATTTTGAATTACAAGAATAAAGTAAAGGTGGTGAAATTATGGCTTTTAATTACAGCAAATTAAGGGGTAAAATCAGGGAAATCTTCAGAACTCAAAGTGCATTTGCTGAAGCAATGGGTATATCAAGCACTTCCCTTTCTGCTAAGCTAAACAACAACGTTGAATTTACTCAAAAGGAAATTGATAAAGCTGTTGAACTTCTTAAAATTGCAAAAGAAGATATTCCTGCATATTTTTTTACCCTGGAAGTTCAAGAAATTGAACTAAATAAATAGGGGGGAGTGAGTATATGGAAGATGTTCTTTATACAGTATCAGAAGTTGCAAAGCTTATTAAAACCAATCCTGCTTATGTGTATGAACTAATAAAAGCTGGGCATCTTCAGGTACTTAAATTAGGCAGTATGAAAATAAGAAGAACAACCCTATTAGAATTCCTTGAAAAATATGAAGGATATGACCTGACAAACCCATATGAAGTTAAGAAATTAGATGCAATTGGTAATGAAAATTCATAAATGAATGGTGGTGATTTAATGGCAGGATATAAACCAGTAACTGAACAAGATGCAGAATTATTTTTAAAGCTATATAGAAAATACCTTCTTTCAAAAGTTGATGAAATGAAAAATATACTTGAAACACTTCCAACTGATGTAATTGAAAGATGCTTTGATGGTGCTAAATTTATTGATAAAGATTTTGACTTATCAAAACTGGATGAAGCAACATTTGGGATTGGTGGGCTATGTGGATATAAAAAAATTTTAGATATTGCTGGTAGCCTTATATATTATCGTGGCTTATATGAACAAGGGGAAGAAATTCTTGCGGAAGCACTTGAAAGGTTTGGTCATAAAGTAAACTTTAAAAAGGTTGGTGTGCGTAAAAAATGAATAAAATTCAGCTATTACCACACCAGCAAAAAGCACTTGATGAAACCAAAAACTTCAACAGGGTTGCTTATTACCTGGATATGGGACTTGGTAAAACCTTTGTTGGAAGTGAAAAGTTGAAGGAATTAAATAGTAAAGTGAACCTGGTTATATGCCAAAAATCAAAAGTTGATGATTGGATTGAACATTTCAAAACCTATTATTTTAACATTGCAATTTGTAATTTGACTGAAAAGAAAGGTTTTGAAAACTTCTTTACTTATGTATCTCAGGGTTATCCGGTTATTGGTGTTATCAATTATGAATTAACTTTCAGAAGAAAAGAATTGCTTAATTTAAGCAACTTTACCTTGATGCTTGATGAATCATCTATGATACAAAATGAAACAGCCAAGCGGTCAAAGTTTATTTTAAAAATGCAGCCTGACAATGTAATTCTTCTTTCAGGAACACCAACAGCAGGTAAGTATGAAAATCTATGGTCACAGCTTCACCTGCTTGGATGGGATATTAGTAAAGACCTTTATTGGAAGCATTACATTGAAACTGAATGGGTTGAAGAAGAAGGTGGTTTCTTTAGAAAGAATGTTATTGGCTATAAAAATGTTGACAGATTAAAAATGAAACTGGCACAACATGGGGCAATCTTCATGAAGTCAGAAGAAGTGGTTGACCTTCCTGAACAAGTTTTCATTGATGTAATGGTTAATACATCTAAAGAGTATAAGCAATTCATGAAAAAAAGAATTATCATCATCAATGGAAAAGAAATGGTTGGTGATACTGCACTTACAAAAAGACTTTATGCAAGAATGCTTTGTGGTCATTACAATAAGGACAAGCTGGAAGCCTTTATGGATTTAATTAATTCAACAGATGATAGGTTAATTGTATTTTATAACTTTAATGATGAAGTTGATACTTTGCGGAAAATGCTTAATGGAATTAGACCCATTTCCTATGTTAATGGAACAGGTCAGCATCTTGATTGCTATGAAAAATATAATAATTCCATTACCTTTGTTCAATATCAAGCTGGGGCTATGGGGTTAAACTTTCAAAAAGCTAACAAGATTATTTATTTCACCCTTCCTGAAAGCAGTGATTTATTTGAACAAAGCAAAAAACGAATACATAGGATTGGGCAAACCAAGCGGTGCTTTTATTACCACATGATATGTAAAAACAGTGTTGAAGAAGATATTCTTCAAAATTTAAAAATGAGGAAGGATTATACTGATGAATTATTCAAAGCGTATGAAGCGAAAAATTAAACAAGTTTGTTGGTGGATTTTTATAGGCTTCTGCCTTGGAATTACACCTTATATGTTTTATATTGCAGACCTTGAAAGGGGTTATAATGCAACAGGTGGTGAAATCTTTGTTCCCTTAATTCCATTCCTGGTGTGGGCAATCAAAGATTCCATAAAAGAAATGAAAGGGGTTTTCAAAAATGATTAAATGTAAAAATGCTTGTCCCACAGGTCAATATGAAGGATGTTGTTTTGAATGCGACCTAAAAGAAAATTGTGAAGAAGCTTGCCAATTAAATCCTTTTGAATGTGGTAATTCCATTATGGAAGATATTGAAGAAGCTGGACTTCAAGTATTCAAACAAGGACAAATGGCGGTACTTAAACAAATAGCTGATATTATTACCACAAAAAAGAGGCTTGAAGAACAGGAAGCTGAATTAAAAGCTAAATTGAAAGATGCTATGGAAAAGTGCAACATCAAGAAATTTGAAAGTGACATCCTGGACATTACTTATGTTGCTGAAACAACCCAAACCAGTATTGATTCAGCAAAATTAAAAAAGAAATATCCTGATATTGCTGAAGAATGTTCCAAGGTTTCAAAGAAATCAGCTTATGTGAAGGTTGTTGTCAAGTAATGGCAGCAGAAAAACAGTTTGAAAATAAGGTTAAGGGTTGGTTACATCAACTGAAACAAGAAGGTTATCCAATCAAATTTATTAAAATTTGGGGTGGTGGTTTTCAAAAGGCTGGGATTCCTGACCTGATATGTTGTATCAATGGTATTTACTTTGAAGTTGAATTAAAGGCTTCCAATAATAAACCAACTGAACTTCAAGAATACAACATCAAAGTGACCAATCAAGCAAATGGAATTGGAATAATCCTTTATCCTGAAGGATTTGAACAATTCAAAAATATAGTGAAAGGGGTGATAAATTGCAATACTCATATTCAAGACTTGATTGCTTTGAAAGCTGCAAATTCAAGTACAAGATGCGTTATATTGATGGAATAAAAACTTTACCACTAACTGATGCAGATAATTCACTTATCCTTGGAACAGCAATTCATACCGGCATTGAAAAGGGTGTGGATGCTGCTATTAAAGAATATTGCAATAGTTTTCCAATCATTGATGATTTACACATTAATGAAATCATCAAGCTTGAATATCTAATTCCAAGGGTGCGTGAACTGCTTCCAGAAGGTTTATATGAAATAATGGTTGCAGATACTGATTTTATAGGTTTTATTGACTTGCTGGTAAAGATTGATGATGAAACTTATGACCTATACGACTTCAAGTATTCAAATAATACGAGAAGTTATATTGAATCTGCACAGCTTCATCTTTATAAATACTTCTATGAAAAGCAAACAGGGAACAAAATTAGAAATATGTATTTTGTCTTTGTTCCAAAAATTAAAATTAAGCAAAAGAAAGATGAAGATTTATATTCTTTCAGGAAGCGGTTAAAGGCTGAACTTGAACAATCTGAAGTGAAGTTGGTACAAGTAGAATATGACTACAAGAAAGTAATTGAATTTATGGCTGGCATTAAAAAAATATTAGAAACTAAAGAGTTTCCCAAAGAACAAAGTCATTTATGTAACTGGTGTGAATACCAAGATTATTGTGAAAAAGGAGTGGATTATATGTTATTACCTGAAAATAAGAGAAGGAACATTGAAAAAATCAATAAAAAAGTGATATGGCTTTACGGTGCACCATTCAGTGGTAAGACTTTTCTGGCAAATAAATTCCCTGACCCATTGATGTTAAATACTGATGGAAACATCAAGTTTGTTGATGCACCTTATATTTCAATTAAAGACCAGGTAAAAGTTGAAGGAAGGCAAACAAAAAGAACCCTTGCATGGGATGTGTTTAAAGAAGTAATTGCAGAACTTGAAAAGAAGCAGAACGATTTCAAAACAATAGTTGTTGACCTGCTGGAAGATATTTATGAACATTGCAGATATTACATCTATGAACGTGAAGGAATTTCTCATGAATCAGATGATTCTTTCAAAGCCTGGGATATGGTAAGAACTGAATTCTTATCAACATTAAAACGATTGTTGAACCTGGATTATGAAAATTTCATCTTAATATCTCATGAAGATAGAACCAAGGATATTACCAAAAAAACCGGTGATAAGATTACTTCTATTAAACCAAACCTTCAGGACAAAGTTGCAACCAAAGTTGCCGGTATGGTTGATATTGTAGCAAGGGTTGTTGCTGATGGCAATGAAAGAACATTATCTTTTAAAACCAATGAAGTTATCTTTGGCGGTGGAAGACTTAATGTTTCATCAACAGATATACCACTGGATTATGATGAATTAATGAAAGTATATGAAGAAGCCAACCTGAATGTAGTAAAAGAAACTTCAGAAGATGAAGGTAAAGTTCATAAGAACACAACTGAAGAACCTAAAAAAATTGAAGAAACTGAACAAGCGGATTCTTTTACCCAAAAAGTTCAAGAAACTGAACCTGCATCAACCAAAACTGAAGAACCAAGACCTGAAAGAAAAACAAGGAAAAGAAGGGGTGAATAATGGCAGATACTTTATACTTACCTGATGGTTCAATGGAAGTTATATTTTCAAGGGATGACTTTCAAAGGCTTATATATGAAAAGCTTGGCAGTGATGCTGAACAGAAGTTAATTGAAATCATCAAAGAAGCTGATTACACCAAAGCAAAGGTTGATACTGACCTTGAAGCTTATGAAGCTTCCCTTGAAAGCAACACAGCTTGCTTCAATGATTTATTGGACAACATTGAAGAATTGAAAAAGCTGTTACAACAACAGAGGATTGACAGAAGAAAAATTTATAAAGTGCTTGACCGAATGGAAACACAAATTACAAACCAAATTTAAAAAAAAAATAAGAAAGGATAAGGTGATTGTATTATGTCAAATATTTGGGATAAATTCGATAAGGCTATTGATGTTGAAAGTTTAGCAAAGGATGTTGAGGAAGCAGCAGAAAATGGTTCTAATTTCAGGGAAGTTCCTCATGGAGAATATGAAGTAAAGATTGAAAAGTTGGAACTGGTTGAATCAAAAGCTGGTGACCCAATGGTTAGCTGCTGGATGAAAGTTCTTGCTGGTGAGTACAAAGGCAGCATGATTTTCATGAATCAGGTTATTACTAAAGGCTTTCAAATTCACATTGTCAATGAGTTTTTAAGAAGCCTGGATTCAGGATTGGAAGTTGAATTTAAAACGTACAAACAGTATGGTCAGCTTCTTATGGATATTCATGAAGCAATTGATGGAAGGCTTGAATATGGTTTGAAATACGGTGAAGGTAAAAAAGGTTTCAGCACTTATGAAATCACTGATGTTTGGGAAGTTGAGTAATTAATGCATGGTGGGGATGTAATTAAATTTACATCCCCAATTTCCCCACACTTCAACCTATATGGAAAGGAAGTGATAAAGTGTTATTTTATGACTTTGAAGTTTTCAAATATGATTGGTTAGTTGTAATTATTGATGTTACTAACAAAAAAGAATATGTAATTGTTAATGATGTGGAAAAGCTTCAAGAAGTTTATGAAGATAATAAACATGATATTTGGGTTGGATACAATTCAAGAACTTATGACCAATATATTTTGAAAGCTTTGTTATGTGGTTTTGATGCAAAGAAAATAAATGATTACATCATTGTTCAAGGAAAACCAGGGTGGAAGTTTTCAAGTTTATTAGCCAAAATTCCTTTGAATAACTATGACATCATGACCAGTTTTCATGGTTTAAAACAGCTTGAAGGGTTTATGGGGAATAACATTAAAGAAAGTTCAGTTTCATTTGATATTGATAGAAAACTTACACCTGAAGAAATTGAAGAAACTATTAAATATTGCCGGCATGATGTGGAACAAACAATTGAAGTATTTATCCAAAGAAAAGAAGAATTTGAAAGTCATTTATCATTAATTAAAGCTTTCAAGCTTCCATTAGCTTATATATCAAAGACTAAAGCACAACTTGCAGCAATAATTCTTGGTGCATCAAAAAAGAACCATAATGATGAATTTGATATTGAATTCCCTGATACATTAAGAATTCAAAAATATAAAGAAGTTCTAAACTGGTACAAGAACCCATTAAACAGGGATTACAAAAAAGAATTAAATATTAATATTGCCGGTGTACCACATACATTTGCTTGGGGTGGACTGCATGGTGCAATAAATAAATATCATGGTGAAGGTTATTTTTTAAGTATTGACGTGGCTTCTTATTATCCAGCATTGATGATTGAATACAATTTCATCAGTAGAAATATTTCAGACCCATCCAAGTATAGAAGAATCAGGGATAAGAGATTGCAGTTAAAGGCAGAAAAGAATCCAATGCAATTACCATATAAGATTGTTCTTAATTCAACCTATGGTGCAATGAAAGATAAGAACAATGATTTGTATGACCCAAGGCAAGCAAACAATGTTTGTGTTGGTGGGCAGCTTCTATTACTTGACCTGATAGAAATGCTTGAAGACCACTGCCAATTGATTCAATCCAATACAGATGGCTTGATTGTTAAACTTCATAGTATTGATGATTATGAATTGATTGATGATATTTGTTGGGAATGGGAACAAAGAACCAGGATGCAGCTTGAATTTGAACTTTATAAAAAGATATTCCAAAAGGATGTAAACAACTATATCATTGTTGATTTTGACGGTAATTACAAGTCAAAAGGGGCTTATGTGAAAAAGTGGACTAAAAAGGATAAAAACAATAATGAGGTTAATGATTTACTTGATTATGATTGTGTAATATTGCGTGAAGCATTGGTGAATTACTTTCTTCATGGAATCCATCCAAAACAAACTATTGAAGAATGCAATGAATTACACAAATTTCAAAAGATAGTAAGGGTTAGTAACAAGTATATGTATGCTTTATACAATCCAAAGGTCACAGAAGAAAAGGTTCGGGATAAAGATGGAAAGCTGAAAACAATAAAAGTCTTCACAGGGGGTGAAATCCAAAAAGAAAAAACATTCAGGGTATTTGCTTCAAAATTACCTTCAGATGGTGGAATATACAAGGTCAAAAACCATGATAAAAACCCTGAAAAATTTGCTGATACACCTGAAAATTGTTTTTTCATCAATGAAGACATAAACGGAATAAAAATACCGGCTAAGCTTGATAAGAATTGGTACATTGAACTGGCAAAGAAAAGGCTTGAAGATTTCGGGGTGGTTTTATGACTAAAAATTATTTAAACAATACTTGAAAGGGGGTGCGGTTGACAGATGCAATTATTCAAAGGATATGTTGAAATAAAGAACAAAAAATGCATAGAGAAATTTAAAGGTAAACATAATCTGAAAACCCTTGAACAAGTTCAACAGCTTCCTGAATATGCAGGTATTCTTGGTGATGAAACCATTTTAATAGATATTGATGATTTTGAAAGCAGTGAAATCCTATTTAAGATGGTAAAAGATTTAAAGATTCAATGCCGGATTTATAAAACCACCAGGGGCAAGCATTTCTTGTTTAAAAATAAAGGTGTTA